GAATCTATAGAGGTCGCAAATGCAACTATCTCACTTTCGTTTTGTTCAGCAAATAAAATAGCTTTTGCTAATCTTCTGGCTTGTCCTCTTGATGTACACGCAAATCCTTTTACTTGTTTGATAATTACTCCAAACTTAGCTATTGAAGCGGTATCTTCATAAACTTCATAATCTATCTCTCTACTATCCATATTAAAGTAAGAAACAGAAATAACAGTATTTCTTGTTTTTAATCCGCTTCCTGAGTAACTAAAACCTTCTTCAGTTACATTTGCAAGGTTAAACAAATAACTTGCATCTTTTGGACTATCTTGTGCAAGTTGAATACTACCAGCAGACCATATTGGCATACATCTCATAACACCTGCTAATTCATTTATGAGATCAAATGCTTCACTTGAAGATTGAATATTTACATTACAACTGAATCTAGCTTCTTGTCCTCCAAATCCATCTGATACCAACGTATTTGCAAACTTACTGGCAGTAACAAAAGAAAAAAGATCAAGAGAACTTTCTGTTATATGATTACCAAATCCATAGCGTGTGTCCAAAAGTAAGTCCAGTAACACCATCGCAGGACATGAGCACCATTGGGCAGCACCCATAACACCATTGAAAATATACCCATCAGGATAAATAATACGACCAGTTGTACTATCAACAGTAGGAGTTCCAGAACTACTAGCACCTGCACCAGGTATCCTTACTTTTATACCTCTAATACGATATTTTCTTGTTGGTATTGATTGAAACTGCATAGAGTCCAATCTGAGAGAAGCATAAGCACTATTGGCATAAGTATTGGCATCATCAATAATTTCTCCAAAACTTGTCCATGTAAAAGCATCTATGAGACTTGAATCTGTACTATCTGCGGTTACTCTTGTAACTCTTATATCAACAGGAAAAGCACCCGTAAGATTTACTCTGTAATCCCTTTGGTAAGCATCAGCGGTACGACCTGTAATTGTGTCATCAATAACATCAGTAAAACCACCAGAATTATATTGAACCGCTATTTTTAATTGGACAGAAGAACCTAATAAATCTCCTTGATCTGTTGCTCTTTGTAATTGTGGAAAGGTTATAGTTACATTTACTGCATCAACATTTGAATTTGTTATTTGTCTTGTAACAGGAGAAGATTGAGTAACAGTAATACCTACTGCTGTAACAGAAGAACTACTTTCAATACCTTCAACTTTTGTCTGTCCTGATGTTCCAAATCGAGGATTAAATGTTACATCTTGAAAGTTAAAGTCAGTTGTAGCTGGATTAGTTGAATCAGCAGTTGATTTTAAAACAGGAGTATCGTTTAGAAATACATCTTTCAATGCAGCATTATTATATGCAGTAGTTCCCTGCGTTCTACCTTCTTTTGATGCAGAGGCAAAACCCTCAATCTCTCCTTCAGAAATAAGATCAAGAAAAGTAGCAAACTGCCTACTGTGTAAAGTATCAGGTGCTCTGGTTGGTTGGGGTGGGGTAGGAGGAGAAGGTGCTCCAGATCCTCTAATAATTTTAGGTTTCGTCATGCTTGTACCTGCTGAGTATCAACAGCACCACTTATAACAACTGATCCTGTAATTATTTCTCCATAAACTATTGGAACGGGAGTACCTGCTCTTGATGTATTTTGCGTACCAGAAAAACTAAATGATAATTGTGGATCTTGTTCTGACTTAAATTCTTTTGGTTTAGGAACAGGAAATAACATATCACTTACTCCTGATAATATAAGAGCACCACCCAAAGCTACTGCTGCTTTTGTCATTGGCAAAGCTGCTGCAAAAGATCCTTGTGCAACAATCGGACTAAAAAATGAGCCAGCAGTTAATGGTGTAAATAAGAAAGCTCCTCCAATTAAAGCAGCACCTAATAATATTTTTCCTGTACCACCACCAGCACCAGCTATTACAGGAACAATATGTATATCTTCCTGTCCTATTGGGTGATGTATCTCTTCTTCGTTTACAGCATAATTACCAACTTTTACTTGATAATATTGAGGATTCATATATTTTTCTACCTGTGGAAAATTATTAACAAGAAAACTTACTGCTTTTGAAAGACTATCTACCTGTATTTCAAATTCCTTATGACCTACAAACTGAGCAAGTTCGCCATATAGCTTCAGTTTACGCAACATAACGATACCTCCCTCCTGTACATTTCAATAACCATTGAGAATAAGGCTCTCTACAAGATAGTCTATCGGTTAAATGATGTAAAACATCACCATCTAAGAAAATAGCTACATGATTTAAACCAGCAGATCCAATAGACATCAATAGTGCATCGCCGTTTATAAGTTTTTCATCTGGTCTGAGTTCTCTAAAACCAGTTCTCCAAGCACAACTTTCAAACAAAGGATTTAATATAAACTCCTCTGGTGTTGTAGGTCTATCCCAATCTTTTAATTCAATATTCTTTTCTTCTTTATACCAATCTTTTACTAAAGACCAGCAATCAGTAACACCCCAAACCCAAGGTCTGCCAAGTAAAGGTGGTTTATATCCACAAGGCTCACAATAACCCCAAGTTTCTGTTTTTGGATTAACAATATGCCATGGAAGATTACTTTGTTCACAACTAATCTGATCTGCCTGACTAGGTGTAGGTGGTGTTACAGGGTGACTATGAACTACGGCTGTTATCTCTCCAGTATTATCTGCCTTTACATAATCCTCTGGATCAATAATAAAACATTGATGATCTGTCATTGAGAGATTACGACATGGATAATATCTTTCTTTTCCTCGAATGTTTAATAAAAGACCACAAGACTCTTTAGGATCTTGGTCTTTCGCATGAACAAGTGCTTCTTCTTTCCAATTCATGCTATAAACGTACCAATCGAAGGAAATTCTGTTCTTGTACATTGTCTTTTAGGAGCACGAATACCAGCAAGATCAAATACAGCCGCTAATTCAAACTGAACAATTTCTCTATTTTCTGCTGATTTTCTATCTATTTTATATATCTCTTGAGGAAATTCTGCTGTAGGATCTGGCGTGCCTAATGGATTAGTATTTCCTGGAAAATTAATAGAATCTAAATATCTAGCTAAAGTTCTAATTCTTGTTACTGTAGCTCCTGTCAAATCATTACCTGTAGTTACAGAGTTTACATTAAGCAAAATAGCAGTAATAGTTCCAAGAGCATTACTAACAGTAAGAGTAGGTCTAGGCAGTTGACCTTTTGTAAATGCAAAACCTTCTGCCTGTATTGGCATTTTTATATAGGTATTTCCAGCCCAGATAATATCTCCGTTTCCTACTCTGTTTGTACCAGAATGAAATCTATAAGTAGCTGCTGATCCATGTAATGAAGCTTCAGTTGTAATACTAAAGAGTTCAATTATTGCTGAAGGATTGATCTTTTGTAGATCAGTAATAATAGGAGCAGTACTCATGGTTCAAATACTTCTCTAAATGTTGCTTGTATTGTAGCTCTATTGTTATATGGTATTGATTTTGTCCAATTTTGACAAACAAATTTCTGTGCAGTAGCTTCTCCAGGTGCAGTAAAATCAAAACTATCACTATCTAAAGCTCTAGCATCAAGGAAGGTTTCTATTTCATCTGCTTCTAATTCAGAGACATTAAAAGTAAAGTTATAAACTTTTGGATTTTGATGTTCTGCTAATCCAAATAATATTCTATGTTCAAACCCATCAGCAAAACGAATTGTTCTGGTATTTGGTGCAGATCTTTTTTGTTGTCCATATGTAGGTTTTATTGAAGGAAATGTAGCCATTATGCAAGTATACCTCCAGGTCGTTTTTGTTTTAATAATTCTGATTGTATAGCAGTTGACAAGGCAATACCAAGTTCTTTACCTTGCTGATTATCTCCTTCAACAGAAGAGCCAGAAGCATCTACATTTACTACAATATTAGTTGCACTTCCCATATCAGAATTAGGAACTATTCGTCCTCCTGTATTTGGAACAAACATTTCTGGACCACGCTCTCCAACCATATAACTTTTACCAGCACTAACAGGACCACCATTAGCTCTAAAGAAACCACCAATACCAGGAAGTCCACCAAGAAAAGCATTTACACCAAACTGAATAAGTGATCTTTGAATCTGTGTAAATACACTACGAGCAACATCACCAAGAGTTTTTGTACCATTTATTGCACCTTCTATTGCATCAACAATTCCTGTTTCAATTGTTGTAGCAATACCTTGATATAATTTTGATAATTTTTCAAGTTCTAAATTTTGTCTTAGTGTATCTTCATATAATTTTCTTCTTGCTTGAGCTTCTTTAGTATTTAAATCTATTCCTTTTAAACGAGCAGCTAAATCAAACTCTCTCATTTTCTGCATAATTGTAGCTTCAGTACGACCAAATCTAATAGAGTCCTGTAAAAATAAATTTTTATCTGTAACTGCTTTAGTTATTTGATCGAACTGTAATTCTTGAAGTTTTAATAAATCATTCTGTTCATTAAGTAACTCTTTTGCAATAATTTGATTCTGTATTGATTTTCGCTCTTGATCGTTTATTCGACCTCCAGTTTCTAATCTTTTAAATAAAGCATCTAATTCTGAATCTTCTCCTCGTCTTTTTTTTGCTTCTCCTAATAATGATGCTCTTCTAAATCCTGTAATTGAAGCTGGATCTTCTTCTCCAGCACCAGCAATAATTTTTGCTGCTGTAGCTGCTATTCTTGTCAAAAATCTACTAAAAATACCCTCTAATTGTTTCGTACCTTCTCCAAAATTTTTCAATGCTTGAACACCATCTTGTCCAACTACTTGTTCCATCTCATCCATAGCAGCATTAAAAGCAGCTTGTTTACCTTGTGTTTGTTCAAGTAATTTTAAATATTCACCTGTAGGTGTATTAGCAAGACCTATTGATTGATTAATTTTATCAATATTTAAAGTAAAAGGATCTAAGGCTCTACCTAATTCATTTAAACCTTTTATAGCTTCAGTAAGTTGTTGAGTAATAGCAGTAGCAACAAGACCTCCTGCAAAACCTCCCATCTGACCACCCATTCGTGTTCCTATAAAACCACCTGCAAAACCAGCAGCACCACCTAGTGGCCCTTGCCCAAATAACAAAGGAAACGCACCACTTATTAATCCACTTTTTAATGCTGCACCCCTTCCTCTTGGATCACTCTTTCCTTTTCCTTTACCAAATTGTTTATCTAATTTTGATAAAGAATTTCTTTGTATATCAATTGCCTCTGTAAGAGTATTAAAATCTTTTGTTCCAACAGTAAGACTTCTTCTCAGAGATTCAAAAGTTGAGATCGCTCCTTCTTGTTGATCTATTGTTGCACCGAAGGCTTTACCTTGTTTCGTTACTGCATTTGCAACGTCTAATATTGAATCTTTTGTTTTTTTTAATGCCTGTCCATCTGCTCCTTGAAAATTTGTTATATCTGACAAGTTAATGCCTTTCATTTTTTCAATAGAGGCATTTAATTGATCTGTTTTTCTTTGTACTGCTTTTAGTCGCTCTTCGCCTGTAACAGTTAATTTTATATTTACACCATATTCTCCTGCCATGAGATTCGACCTAAAAACAAAACTTTATTTTAGTGTACCTCTTTTATGGTTTTCTCGCTCGTGATTTATTTTTGGCATCTTCATAGGCTTTATTTTCATATTCTTTTTTTAATTCATAATAAGCAACCCAATGAATAAACTCCTCTTGACTTAACTTACTTGTCAATTCTTTTATAGTCATTCCTAATTCTGACCCTAAAAAAAATATAAAAAACCAATCAGGTTGTGCTTTTCAAGTCTGCTTTCGCTTCCTCCAATTTATATTCTGCACCAGAATTTAACATTGCAAGTTGAATATCTTGCAAAACTCCTGCATTAATTTCTCTTCTTAAAGATGCTTTATGACCATCTTGAAATAATCTTTTCCCATCTTTATCTAATGCTTTTGTAATCATAAGATTTAATGCAAATTCATCATTACTAGAACTAATACCATCTGTTGACTTGGCAACAATAGCTTCTCTTTCTGCAATAGTTAATGGATTCCAATAAATTTCTAAAACTGTCACATCCCCATCTTTTAATTCATACAAATATTTTTGTTGAACACCAAATTTGTTTTTGAGAAGTTCTATTGCTTCCATATAAAATTTATTAAATATTATATTAGTATACTAGGCATTTGCCGAGAATTGGCAAGATATTACACCAACAAAGTGACTTCTATCTTCAATATCTAACGGAGTAGGACCATTTACATCTAAAACTCTAGGTTTGCAACTGAATGTATCTGTATAACCAGAAGCATTAACAGAAGTAAGACCATCAATCACCGCTTCAGATATTGCAGATAAAACTGATGTACCTTTTGATTTTGGAACATAAACATTACATTGAATTACACCAGCATAATAATCTGAGCTTTCACCTTGATTCTGTAAAGTTGATTGCGTAAAATCTACACTCATTAAAATATATTTTTTAGTTTTTCCAGGTGTAGTGTAATGAACATTGTCATACACCATCTCAACTGTATTATCTACTGCTGCAACCGCATCTGTTACTGCCTTTTCAAAAGCTGCTCTTGAATTAACTAGCGTCATTTAGAAAACTCCGTATATTTAACACCACCTTGAGATCGACCAAATCCTCCAGTAGTGCTACCGCCAACAAATAATTTACCCTTATCTGTCATGGTTTCTCTTATCATTTTACCTAAAGATCCTTGAATAAATAATTGAACTTTGCCTCCTTCAAGAGCATATACTGCATATTCAACTCTATTACCGATATAAACAGGTCTTTTATAATTAAAAACTCTTTTTACAGGAAATCTGGGTTCTATAACAGGATTTAAAGGAGCATTACCACCAGTTCCAGCTAAAAATGCCGTCATTGCCTGTTGTTTAATACCAGACCAAGGTTGAAATCTTTTAATTTTATCTCTTGCTCTTACAGCACTTCCTTGTGCAACCCAACTAGATGCAAAAAAACCTGTATAAACAGGACTTCTTTTCTTTGTTGATAGCTGAGTATGCACTTTTTTTATAAGAGCATTAAAATCTCTTGATATTTGTCTATCTAAATCTTTTGGTAAATCTGTTAATCTTCTTGCTGTCATTAAAATCTTACTAATAAAATAAATAGATATATCTGACCACCCTTCTTTGTATCAATATCAACTATCTGTGCAACTCTATTTGATCCACCAAAACTTAATGTAATCTCATCATCTAAATCTGCCTGATTATCTCCTATCTGATCAGGAGTTATATATAACTTAGCTTCCCTCATTTCTTGTGCTCCTTCTTCTTCAGAACGAACAAAAGATATTGGAACTTTAATGCTGTAACTAGTATCAGTTGTTGTTAAAGCACCTGTTGATGTGTTGTAAGAAGGAGAAGCTTTTTTTGTATAAGTAATACTATGATCAAACGAATCTCCAAATTGTGCCACAACACTTTTTGCAACATCTTTAAATAGTGAATCTAATTGACCTGCCATTATCCTCTAACTACCCTCATCTGAAAACTACCTGCTCCACCTAGCATATATGCTCCAAGATAACTTTGTAACCAAGGATAAACATCTAAAATATTATTTATAGATCCAGTTCCCTGACTATCAGTATTATATTTAACTTGTAAATCTCCTAGCTTTACCTCAGAAAAATTACCATCTTTACCAGTAGTTCCTGTAATAGCATCAGTATCATTTGCCAAAGCTCTAGCTAGTTCGTATTGTGCATATTTAATATTATTAGGAATTTTAGAACAAGCTAATTCGACACCATCTACTTGATAATTATTTCTGGGAAACTTCAATGCCTGTCCATCATCACATCTATCGCCATAAAAAACTAAAGTATCAATCCATCTAGCAGCAGATATTAATGATCTTTTCTTTTGATCGTCTGTTTTATTTGTCCAGGTAGAAGAATCTGGAGAAGTATCGAAATAGTCGTTAGCTTCAGATAAAGTAACGTAGCTGTTAGCATTTTCTCCTTTTATTGTTGCGTCTATAGTAGCTGCCACGATTAATAAAGTAATTTAGTTTTATTGTAGCGTAAAGAAAAAACCCCACCAATAATTGATGAGGTTTTGGATGACCACTTTTAAATACTATTACGCAATAGTAGATGTATCAAGTGGAGAGTTAACGATCATCTCGACCACAGGTATTAGGTCGGCATCGTATGTGATTCCCCAGTTGCTTAAGTTACCTAACTGAGCATTTGTTGGGTTGTCTGTAGCAGATGTCCACTTAGTTCCCATGATGTGATAAGCACTATGGTAGTCAACAGACATAACATCTTGCTTAGATAAGATGTTTCTATCTGATTCAATGCTTAGTGGAGATTGCTCACCTTCAAGAATTGTTCCTGACTTAATTAAGTAGCAACGGAATTCTTTCTGATGACCAGATGTACCAGGAATAACTGTATTAACTTGTGAGTCAATAACAACATTCATACCAGCGAATTGACCGATGCTTCTTTCGTTAACACCGACACCGCCACCACCCCAAGTTACTGCACCACCAGTTGTGAACGCAGATGTTGAGAATGTAAGCATACCAACCTGATATAGGTAGTAAGCAACAGATGGGTGAATAACTAAAGTATCTAGCTCTTCGCCTCTTTCTCCAAGAAGTGATCTTCCTCTTGCAACTGTAGAAGCTGTCAAGAAGTTATCTTCATCAGCACCAGAAGCAGCACCCTTACCTAAATCAAGTAAGTTTGCACCTAATGGACCAGAACCAGAACCAAACAAACCATCTAAGATACTAAATAGTCTTGCAGAGTTTAATTTGTTGATAGCATCTGCAATTTGGTTTCTGATGTGACCCATTGGATCTTCACCAGCAGCCAATACAGCTACATCATCAACAGCATACGCAAAACCTCTGTGACAGATAGTTGCGATCTGTGTTCCTGTACCAATCTTTTGTGGTGTTAAGTAACCACCATTGCTAGTACCCCAAGTTGCTGTACCATCTAAGATTTCCTCAGTTGGAGAGATTGGGTTAAATTCTGGAACTTGAATTCTTGTTCCACCTTCTGTTGCGTCAAGAAGTGAGTTTCTTACAACAGCACCAGATTTGATAAATGCACTACGTTCCTTGATAGCTTCGGAAACATATGTGCTGAGATTATTTCTCTTGACGATATCCGCTAATAGGACACCGCCAGAGTAATTCTGAAACGGAGCAGCCATTCAGATTTACCTATTTAAGTTTTGCGATACCCTAATCACAGATAAGGGGATTAGTTTCACAGAAACTAACTATTTTGTTTGAGCCTCTTGCTTGAGCACTGCTGCAAGCTGTGGGTCTTGATCTGATATTAGCATTTGTTGAGTTAGGTTGCCCGTTTTCCAAGGGTTTACTTGACCTCCAGAAGCATTTGCTATAGGACTAGGCTTTGCACCCATTCCAGCAGCACTACTAGGCTTGAAATGATGTTCCCAACCACTTCCTGGATTCTTAAGACTTGAAAGATAAGTATTTAAATCTTGTTCAACCCCACCATTAAGAATAACTACTTTACCTTCAGCATTTTTTTGTAACTTATTTTGTAATAAAGCCAAAGTTTGTTCAGCATTTATAGCACCAAGATTACTAATAGCAGCAAGGGCTGTAGTTTTAGTCGAAGCTACTTCATTAGAAGTTTTCATATCTTCTAACTGTTGAGATAAATTTATTATTTTTTGATCTTTTTCTTGATTTGTTTTATTAGCTTCTTCCCAAAGAGTTTTCCATTGACCTTGTTCTTCTAAGTCCTTGGTTCGTTTTTCCTCTTTTTGTTTATAAACCTCATCAAGTTTTGTCTTGATGCCTTTAAATTTTTCTTGTGCTTCAGCAGCTTCTTTTCGTGCAGCAGCTACTTGTGCTTCATATTCTGCTTTTACAGAATCTAAATTAGGTGCTTGTGGTTGTGTTGGTTGTGCTGTTTGTGAAGGAGTTTCAGTCACAGACTGTTCAGCGTTGGTCACAGACTCAGGCTGAATTACTTTTTCTTCGATTGCCATGAATTATTCAGATAAAATGTTTGTAGATTTTTTCTTTGAAGTCTTTTTCTTAGACTCTGTTTTAGGTTGAGGTGTAGGAGCAGGACAAACTTCCGCAGCTTTCTGTGCTTCAGTTTTGGGTTCTACCACTTCCCATTTATAAGTTCCATCAGGTTGTAGAACTTTATCAATAGATCCAGCCATAAAAATGTATGTACTTGCTTCTTAGTTTACCAAACTATTCAGTTTTGGCTTCATTCGCTGATGGTAAGACTTCTCCCTGTACTAAAATGTCTCTAAATTCTTCTCTATCAATGACTTGTTGATCAAACAATGATGTTAATGCTGTAATATCCTGTCCAATCAATCTTTCAATATCAAAATCTCTACTAATCTTTACTTCTGGTGGTTCAATTCCTACATATTCAGCAGATAAATTAAATGCTTTTTGTAGCTTTTGCTCAAGTTCCATGGAAACCATAGCAAGCATAGAATTAGTATCTACACGATCTAATCTTCTTGCATCAGCAGATTCGGCTACAAACTTTTGTTGACTTAGTGTAGATATTCCCAAAGTAGCCATTTGCATCTGCAATTCTTTTATTTCAGCAGATTGAGCATCAAAAGCACTAGAAGCTGGCTCTACATAATAAATCTTATTACCAGGTTGGGTTGCCATCGCATAATTAACAGATATAGCTAAATCTTTTGTCTGATCGTCATAACCTTCCATTACAAGCATTGGTTGAGATGCAACGTGCAAACTATGAATAAGATCAGCTTGTCTTTGAA